CGTTTTCAATAGCATCTTGGCTAATATCCCAAATCCAATGGTCTTTGGATGCTATCCTGAAATAATCCCTTGTCGATCAATTGCAGAGGCGAAAGCATTATTTGGCGACATTGAACAATGGAACATTTATAAAAAGATGGCTGATTGGAAGTGGACAGGCAGTCTTGTTGATGCATTTAAAAAATTATATTTATGATCATTATTCATCCATATGCAAAGCCTTTAATCAATGGCAAACGCAATCCCAAAAATTATCCTTATTGGACAGAGCTAATTGAATTAATTGATGAACCTGTAATACAAATAGGTGTTGATGGCGAAGAACAATTGGTTGATGATTTTCGTAAAGGATTAAGTATTATTGAATTACGACAATTAATTAAAGATTGCAGATCATGGATTGCAGTCGATAGTTTTTTTCAACATTTGGCATGGTCTGAAAGCAAACAAGGAATAGTATTATGGTCTGTATCCGATCCCGAAATATATGGACATAAAGCTAATATCAATTTACTAAAAGATCGGGTATATTTAGCCGAGAATCAATTTCTTTGGTGGGACTTTACAGATCACAACAATGATGCATTTGTAAAGCCTGAAGAAGTGATAAAATTTCTTTGATTTCAACATGATAAGACACGATAAAAATATTTAACTTATCGAGGTCAAAATGGTTACAGAAGTTGAAGCAAGATTAAATTCTCATGAAGCCGTATGCGAGCTTCGCTACGATTCAATTTGTGCAAGATTAAAACGCATAGAACAAATCCTAATTGGAAGTGCTGGATTTATTATTGTGTCCTTAATAACTATTGTATTTAAAATTCATTAAATGATGTATGCCCGATCCATTTGGTTTATCCGAAGGAGCAAAGGCTCTTTCTTCAAGTCTTGACACAAGCAGAGAAAGTTCAAAACAATTATCTAAAAGCATTGAAAATGTCCAAAAGGATGCAATCGATGTTGCACAAAAACAAGCACAAGACAGAATAAGAGCAAGGCGGGAAGCTGAATTAAAAAAAGAAAAGGCATTAATAAAAGCGTTAGAGGCATGGAAACACAAAAAACAAATAAGCGATGAAGAAGCAAATTTAAAGATTGAATTTGTTAAGAAATATGGAGCAAAAGAGTGGGAAGCAGTTTTAAAAATTAAGTTGGATATTGAAAATATGGAACGCAAAGATAATGAAGAATATCAACATGACCTTAAAGAAGTCCGTAGAGTTCAATTTTATTGTTTTGCAGTTGCAGCATTAATAGCTTGGTATTTAACTTGGGGGATTAAATAATGTTTGGAATTGATGACATCATTGGAGCGGGTTTAAAAATTATTGATAAGGTTATTCCTGATCCCGCACAAAAAGCACAAGCACAATTAGAATTGCAAAAGCTTGCACAAGACGGCAAATTAGCTGAATTGCAAGCCGATATGAATGAAGCTAATAATCTATCGGAACGATGGAAAGCCGATGCAAGCAGCGATAGTTGGTTATCTAAAAACATTCGCCCATTAACTTTAATATTTATTCTTTTGGCTTATTCATTCTTTGCATTTATGTCAATGCTTGGACATGAAACCCGAGGTGCATATGTTGAATTGCTTGGACAATGGGGTATGTTAGTAATGACGGCTTATTTTGGAGGTCGTTCTTTAGAAAAAATAATGGCTAGAAAAGATGGAAAATAAATTATCACAATGGGTAACTCTTGCAGTTACTATTACATTATGTGTTGTTGTTGTCGGGATGGTCGGCACATTATTAGCCGCAATTCTTGATCCTACAATACCCAACGATCCAATACTTGCGATTATTGCACCCGCTTTCAATATGATTATTGGCGGATTCATTGGACTTATAACTGGCATCCACATGGCACAAGGAGAAAATGATGAACCTAAGTGAACACTTTACTTTTGAAGAATTAACTCATACTGATCATCGTGAATTTGACAACATACCAAATGTTGAAGAAACAGAAAACTTAACCCGCTTGGCATCATTTCTTGAAGAAGTTAAAACTGCATTAGGTGGCAGACCAATCTTTATAAATTCGGCATTCCGTTGCAAACAAGTCAATGATGCCGTAGGATCAAAAGACACAAGCCAACATCGCATTGGTTGTGCGGCTGATATACGAATACCCGATATGACACCTGATCAAGTTGTCAGATCAATATTGGCAACCAATTTGCAATTTGATCAAATCATTCGTGAATTTGATAGGTGGACACATATTAGTGTGCCAAGCAAAGCTACTGATAAACCCCGTAGACAAGCCTTAATCATTGACAAACAAGGCACCCGACCATTTGCTTAAGCCTCGCCAATTAACTCCAGCGTAGCCTGTAATAATTGCTCCTCTGTTATTCCGTATTCCTTTTCAAAGCTTCGTCTACCCATTCCGTGAATACCGGTATTTGATCCTCGATGGTGATAGGGACATAAAGGTATAACAGGGGCAACACTTCTTGGCATAGTTCGTCTAATGTGATGCAATTCTGCTGGCGATCCAGCGTTGCCTTGATGCCGACATAATGAGCATCCCAATTCAGCAATCGTGCCATATCTTTTCTTTTGTGCCTTATTCATATTTGTTTAATTGATGTTGGCTAATTGCGTAACAAGTCGCAATCTTTCCAAATTGATCAATACTTTGTTCTTTATCAGCATTTGCTTTGATGTAATTCCATGCACCCCAGCAACGAATATCACCGCCTGTATCATCGACTATACATAATACATATATATCGCATGGGTTTTTATCATGATACTCGGTAACTCGTAATTTTATATTATCTATGCGACTAGACTTGACATCAACTTAATGATTGAATGTGATGCAAAAACCGAATCAGCCAAAGAATCTTATGCTTATTCACATCCTGATTACATTCAAATATTAAATGCTATAGCCGAGGCTAAAGAAGAATTTGTCGAGTTGCGTTGGTTGATGATCACGGCACAAGCCAAAATTGAAGTTTGGCGATCTTTGGAATCAACTGCAAGAGCCGAAGGCAAAGCAACACAATGAGAGTAAACCTTACTCAAGAAGAAATCCGCATTGTTAAATTTATAGGCAAAGCCCGTAGGGATAACGCACAAAAGTTTAATAAGGACAAAAGGATTTCAAATAAAGACCCATATCAATTAGATATAGACGGGTTTATGGGTGAGTTCATTGTGGCTAAAGCATTTAATTTAATGCCTGATTTTGAATTATCACAATTTAAAAAGCCATATGATTTCATTGATGCAAACCTAATTCATTAGCTTTATCCATCATTGCTTGATCATTGGTTCGCCAATCTTGTGTACCGACTGTTGCTTTTTTAATCATCCATGAAGCATCAAATGACTTCCAGCCTTTAAAAATAATTGTTTCTAATACATCAGCCAATGGCATCTTGGCTAATTCAGCTTCTTTGATCAATCTTGATAAGACTCTAGGTGTTACGGGTGACTTCATTCGTTTTCTATAAATTAAAAAATCATTCCATAAATCAACGGACACACCTTCAGGTGGGTCTATGTTTTTATTATTGTTCTTAGTTATTGGTTTATAGTTATTAGTTAGGGTTTCTGTTGGGTTATCAAAAATAACCGATTGGGTTTTCTTAGGTCGTCCACCCAATTTGCCGACTTCACGATTTCGATCAGCTTTGGCATGATATGTAGCCAATTCTTCATCACATCGTTTATGCCTGTATCCATCATCGGTCTTAATAAAAAATTCATCCAAAATGATCTGCACGACTTCATTCTTTTCATCAAGCCTTAATCGCCTGATCAAAGGGTTTAAATCAAGCGGGATTGGTTTTTCTGAATCGTAGTAATGATTGATCAACCTAAAGTAGATCGCTTCTTCAATAAGCGTTAAATGCGATGTATGTAATGCCCAATCGCTGATGCCGAATTTGTAATAATGCATAGGTGTCCTTTTCGTAATACACGACCATAATACATTGTAGAAAAGAAAAAGACCAACTATAAAGTTTTAATTGTTACCAATGCTTTTCCACCTTTTA